ACGGCACGTGCCATTGGCACGAGATACCTTTTGCTACTACGTAACCACCCTTATCTCGAATGTTAGTCATGTGAGGAATCTCAGGGCGCTTGGAAGCGATCGGCTTATTCAGCCAAAGCTCCAAACGTATACCTTCATCCCAATTACGGCTTTTCCAGTAACGGAAAGAGCAGTATTGGAATGTACAGGTCCCTTGATGACTTACGGCTACCCTACTTAGCTTCATAGGGTAGTGACGCATAAACCGAAGAATGTCAAAAGACAACTTCAGTCCAGCGTCATCGGGAAAGTACGAGGGAACAAGCTTGATATTAATCTTGTTCGTCTCAAACAGTGAAAAAAGAACGCGAAATAGCTCCTTGTCATACATATAAGAAAGGCTTCCGTAGTACGAAATGTACCGTTGGATAAGCTGATTCCCTATTATGTACAGCCAAGGCTCTAACGCGCTCTTCGCCACTGAGTGTGGGGCCTTCAAGTGAAAAGGCCGAACGTCGTATCCTACGAGGTAATCACCCCCGCAAGACTCTCTGAACTGCTCGGTTCCATAAAAGGATTTCTCCTTATTAATTATGAAGCCTACCTTTTCCATGATCTCAATGAATTCTGAGGCCATAGTAGAGGGCACGATGCAGTCATCACCAAACACTGAAACGGACTGAAGCTCTTCCCATTCTGGGTAGAGTGTCCAAGACTTTGTTTGTGTGAGTCGTACAGCATGTGCATATGTCCAGAACGTCAACGTCTCAAGCGGAAAAGTTACCGCATTTCCCATTGTGGAGAACATGTTAAGTTCTACGCGCTCGCCGTTAAAGGTCGAGTGAGTAGAGCGAACACGGTCAACCACGCTAAACCATTTAGGAGGTAACAACCACCTGTACAGTTCACGAGAGCCACAATCGGAAGCAGAAGACCAGTCTATCGTGGCATTTTCGCCAGTAATAGATGATTCTCTTGCTATCTTCTTGTGTTTCTCTGGGAGAGTCGCAACGTTAAGACCAACCTTAGTCATTCGCTTGTACATCATTTGCATGAGGCCCTGTTGCAAAAACATATTGCAGGTGGGTTCAACGCAAATCAAGCGTTTGATCAAAGCGGTCTTATCGACTGTAGTAGCCCGTGAAGCGTCTTTTAAATCATACACATCCTCGAGAGGATATTCCGCATTGAAGTTCTCAACCGCGGACCACAATTTTTCATTGTGGCGTGTATAATTTTCAAAGATGCCTTTAGCTTGTTTAGTCGTCGTCATAGGGAAGGAGAACTTACTTTCGGGTGACGTGTCTTGGTATGACACCCCGATAGTTGATCCACCTGAGTGCTTGCACTCAAGGAACCATTCTTCTACCGAAAACGGCTCGAGGACATAGTGCATTAAAGCACGCGCTCGTTGATGGATGATCTCATCACGCGAGCCACACTGCTGAAGACGACGAACTTTCTCTGGTAGGATCTTTTTGAGCCTATCATTGACGTTCGCCATGTGGTCATTTACTTTGAAAAACTTCTCAAAGGTGGCCTCTTCAAGCGGTGTGGTGTCGAGAGTCGTTGGAATGAACTTTTTTAGTAGTTCATTACACTGACGATTAAACGCGTAAAGCGTCAAGCTACTATCTAAAGCATACACATGTTGAGCTTCGGACAGATCACGGCTTATAGCCTGATGGATAGCTGTTGCTATCTTATCAGGTGAAAAGAGCTGTCGCTGTTTTTTCCGGTGTTTCTTTACCATTAGGAAGTTCTCCTGGTATGATTAAGTTGGTATTGACTGGCTCTTCAAGACGAAGAGGACAGTCAACCAAATGCCCATTATTGGGATCGATTGCCATTCCGAGTGAATTGCAGAAAGTCAGACTCGTCTGTCGATCGGCTACAAAGCCGACACCGACACACAAAATCGTGGCTAACGCAATTTTTAGGAAAAGCGGTATCTCGATTGGCCAATGCATGGGACTACGCAACACTACCTACGTTCCAGAAGTTATCAAAATCTGAATCGTGGATAAGTTGAGCAGCTAACACTCTCAATGATGCGATTTCGGCGTCGGTTGTTTCATGATCGACACCAAAAGTCACAGTCACAGAGTTCATCGTATAATTGCCATTGTCAAGAAGCAAAGGCTTCAAGATTTTGACCGTTGTACGATGCTGCGTGTAGCCATTTGGAGCACTCGCTGAGACCTTAGGATCCTTGCTGGAGAACGAAAGCTTGGTTTGGGCGTTAAATTCAACACCCTCATCCAAAATTACGTTGTGTCCACCATCGGTATCCTTCGAAATCATCGAAGTTGCTGTACCACCGGTTGTTGCGACTGTACCGTCAACGAGGACGGAAGCGTTTAGGATTGACATAAGTCAATTCTCCTTGGTTAAACGAATCGAAAGTTCCCCAGAATTAGGGTAATAAGATCCGTTATTTTAGTGGCATCCTCAACAAGTCCCAAAGGTTTTAGTTTTGGTACAGTGTCAGAGAATGTTGGAACCCAAGGACTCCTATTATACGTAAAATCCGTATATATAGGTTTATCGCTCGAGTTTACTACGCCATATGGGTCTGGACTTCTTCCTACAGTTTCGAAAAGACTAGTCTTTTCGTTATGTTCGGAATAGCACCCCATAAGGATCCTCACCATCGGATCACCAAGATTAATCGCCCCTTTCGAAAAAGAGGTGACGTCATAAAGACGGTCTACCATGAAACTATAAGGCATTATTTGCCAAATAGTGGTAGGAAAGTCCTTGGGCCGAAAGCCTAGACGGTAGCTCCAATCATAACATGGGTTAGTAACCATGTAGAGGATTGTCGCTTTGCCCTGTGAACTCTTGTGTTGTACAACTTTGTATATCCAAGAGTTTGGAGCCAAATCAGTAGACGTATCGCTATCCTCTTCAAAAGAGAATCCGCGAGCCGTTTTCCTGGGTGGTTCCAGAGGGGGTTCAGAAGAATAAGCCTCGAGTGCGTCCATCGTCGATCTGATGAGCGGACTCACAGCAAAACGGTACTGTAACCATAAGCTAGCATGCGCTTTTGCAAACGCCTGTATCGCTTTTGGGTCCAGTTTTTTTACCCGTTTTCGAAAATCCTTCCTGAACTTCCTCGATAGACCTAGGAGACCCCCTAAAGGGTTTCTAAGGAAACGCAATGTTTCCCCTAGTTCTAACGAATCTTCGCCAAACTCGTAAGGCGTACTATCGATCTCCGCAATAGCCTTTTGCTTACATCTGGCAACGTCCGCTTGGGCGTCGACAGATCCAGTTATAAGGATATTATCGTTATCATGGTTATAGGCCGTTGTAGGCCCAGTCACCTGGTAACGATTCGGACCATCGTCGTACTGATAATCCATAGAGCCAGAAAGCTCTACGGAATTCCTTACATAACTCATTGGATTATTAATGATTTGACCGTTTTGGATTCTTTTCTTAAAGTTATCCCAAACAACATCATCCATCTTATCTTTGTCCTCAGCAACTCTTGCTTCGGACTCGATAGTGCGCGGAACTGGTGAAAACTCTTCGTAGACAACATCATCTACGGCAAGCTCAACCAGAATTCGTTCACGATGGCGTGATATCTGTGTCATTTCATTGTACTCCATTTGAGTTAAGGTGAAGAGTAGAATGTCACAAGTTTTTTAGAGCTACATGCCCTATCAAACCAGAGGCCCC